ATCAAGAACATTCCTGACAGAGCGTACACCAGAGAACTGATAGGAATGTGGTTAGAGTCCCATTCACTGTTAGTAGTGAAGAGTAGACAGATGATGGTAACATGGTTGTTCTGTGCACTCAACCTCTGGCTTGCCATGACTCAGCAAGGTCAGTACATATTCTTCATCAGCAAGAAAGAGGATGACGCTGGGTTCAGCACTTCCCTTTCACTTCTCAGTAGGTGTTTCTTTATCTATGACCACCTACCCAAATCAGTTCAGCTCAAATACAAAAAGACTATTAGTCCAAGTACCCTTGTGTTCCCCAACCGTGTGAGCACAATGCATGGTGTCAGCCAGGACAGCGATGCTGTTAGGCAGTATACTGCAAGTAGTATTTTCTTTGATGAGATGGCGTTCATGGAACATGCAGAGCAAGCATTTGCCTCCATTAAACCTACACTGGATGGTTACAAACAGAGGGTGAAAGTGGGGAATGTATTCTTGACTTTGCCGAAGTTTGCAGGAGTAAGTACACCGAATGGGAAGAGGAACATGTTCTATAAGTTAGTGTATGATAAGCAGGAGTGAACATGAATGAGAAACAGGTGTGGTGGTGTGGGTATTGTGGAAGGTACCAGGAATGTAATTTTGATGCATTCATGGCACACCTTGATTTTTGTGAGTCAGAGTTAGCAATGCAAATCAGCAAAGGAAGAAATGAAAGAGGTTGCAAAGGGACTGAAGACAGAGACCAACCGTAATGGGTTCACGGTAGCATACCTTCATTACAGTGCTGACCCAGATAAGTCGGAGAGCTGGGCAGAGGAGATGAGGAAAGGGTACCTCATTGATATCTGGAACCAGGAAATGGAACTGGATTTCACGAAGGCTACAGGTAGGCGTGTGTATCCTGAGTTTCAGCGTGTAGTTCATGTTACTGACTTGGTACCTATACCTTATGAGACCATTTGGAGAGGGTGGGACTTCGGTTATCACCACCCCGCGTGTGTCTGGTTTCAGATAGATAGTCAGGATAATCTACTTATCCTTGCGGAACTGATGGGGAATGAGATAGTTATAAATAGATTTGCACAGGATGTTATTGACCTGAGTAAGAAGATGTTCCCTGGTTGGAACTTCAAGGATGCGGGGGACCCAGCAGTCAGAGCAAGAAGTGATAAGTCAGAGAGAACGAGTGCTGACATCTTGAGAGGTATGGACATTAGGATACAGTCCAAGAACATGTTAGTCAGGGATGGCATTAACATGATACGCAACCTACTTTTGCTGAGACCAGATGGGAAATCCAGACTTAAGATAAATACTCCATGTCAGCTACTCATCAGTGGATTCATGGGAGAGTACCTTAGAAATGAGGATACTGATGAGCCAATTAAGGATGGGTTCATGGAGCACATACTTGATGCCCTGCGGTATGGGGTCACTATTTGTTATAACCCCAGGACTTATGAGAGGATAAGACCTGCACATGTGTGGGTGAGGAAGAGAGCAACGGCAAATGTCTATACAGGGTACTAGTGAATTGGTAATTTCAATTTTTGAATTTACTAAAAGGAGTGTATTATGATAGGATGCTATGGGTTCATGTTGAGTAGTGGTGAAACTATTTGGATAAGAAAAGAAGATGTTAAAGGTGTTAAATTGTATGAATTGTCTTTGTGTTTTGATTCACAAGTCAGAGGTTATAACTAAGGAGGTCAGTGATGAATGCTTGGTTAGTGTTTGGTGGGGCAGTTCTATTCAGGTTAGTTGAGTGTATAAGGAAGAGTATGCAGATACAGGGCAAGTTTGATTTGATGGCAATCCTAAAGGAGTTCTTTGTCATATCTTAAAGTTAAGGCAAATGGAGGGGGTTATGCCAAAGGGTGAGCATAAAGGTAAGGGTAAGGTAAGTAAGAAAGATAGTAAGGCAATGAGAATGAGAGCAAAAGGTAGGAAGTTCACTAAGTATGCAGGGAAGGTTGCTAAAGGGGTGAAGGCAGGTCCAAAGACTAAAGCTATGATGAGTGCGGGGAATGCGATGGGGATGGCATAATGAAAAGGAAGTCTAAGGCACATGTAACTAGTAAGTTATTGAGGAGTTGGAGGAAGAGTCAGCCAACTGGTGCCATTATGAAACCTTCCACCTTTGCATCTATTGAGAAGAAAGCTGGAGGTGGGGCTAAAGGTAAGAGGATTGCTGGTGCTGCATACTGGAAGACTGCAAAGGCAAAGTTCAGGAAGAGAGCAAAGTAATGGCACCTTTTAAGAGTGAAACTCAGCGCAAATGGATGTGGGCTAACGACAAAGCAATGGCAAGGAAATGGGAGAAGCACACACCTAAAGGTAAGAGACTACCAAAGAAAGTGAAGAAGGGCAAAAGGCATGCCAAAAGAAATTAGTCAGAAAGAGGTAGACAAGAAGTTGGGGGAGGAACTCAGCAAAGTCAAAGAGATGATGCTTGACCTCCCCACCTCCCTGCAGGATGACATGGTTGCAAGGGTTATTGATGATGTCAAGCTTGATGAGGCAGCTCGCAAGGAGTACATGGAGAGAAGGGTTAAGGTGTTGGATGCCATTGAGGGGAAGAAGACACCAAAGAGTGACCCTTTTGTGAATTGTGCCAATGTCAAAACGAGAGTGACAGCAATGGTATCAGAATTGCTGCATGCCAAACTGTTCCCTGCAGTCTACAATGATGAACTTACCTACTGGATTCCACAAGAGAAGTCAGATGTGCAGACAGCGGAGAATGTAGGGAAGTTTATGAGGTGGGCACTGCGCTCGATGAAGTTTGCAACCTTTGTGGATGACTTTGTCCGCTCATTGGTGAATGAAGGGAGCAATGTCACTAAGGTAAGGTGGGAGGCGGAGTGGAAGTGGGTTCAGCGTAAGATACCTAAGACTGACACTGTTATTAAGAGAATTAAGAATGTACTCCTCAATATGATGGGACGCAGGGTGAGTAAGAAAGTTAATGAAGTTGACTATGACATTATCTATGACTATAAGAAGTTTGAGAAGTGTACTTGTGAGTTAGTACCACTGGAGGATGTAGGGTTCCCATTCTGGGGAATTCCAGGTGGGGATGAGGACAAACTAAGGCACATTTGGCACAGAACTAGACCCTACCTTTCAGACCTCAAGTTAAAGGAGGAGAGTGGTTACTTCATCAATGTCAGTAAGATTGATGAACAGGTAGAGAAACCCTTGATTGCTGGTACTGAGAAAGCAAAGATGGATGCAGAGGGGTCAAGGCAGGTAGACCTTAAGAAAGAGAACACCCCTCTTGAGCAAGTTGAGTGGTACGGCAAATGGAATATTCCAAACATGGGGTTCATTGAGGTTATCATTTGGATAGAGTCCAAGACTAAGACTTTCCTGGGTGCTATGCCCCTTGTCAATGTTAGCAGAATTTGTAAGAGACCATTTGTGATTGGGCAGTTAGTGAGGAGACCAAACAGAATGCTGGGGAGTACCCCTGTGGACATTGCCTGTGAGATTGAGGAAGAAATAAATACTATTCATAACCAGAGGCTAGATGCTGGAACTATGAGTATCATTCCAATCGGTTTGTACCGAGCAGCCTCTGGGTTTACTCCAGAAGACATACAAATCAGGCCTGGTCTGTGGATACCAGTGGATGACATTGATGATGCAAAGTACCTGACTATGCCAAACAATACCCTTGTCAGTTTCCAAGAAGAGAAAATGTTACTGGAACTAGTAGAGAAGGTTACGAGTGCTGGTGCGTACCAGGCAGGACAAGAGTCAATGCAAAATAGGACTAAGGCAACTAAGGGAGGTACTCTTGCACTAATCCAACAGGGAGAGCAAAGGTTCCAAGTGCTGGCAAAGGGCACACAGCAACCCCTATCCAAAGTCCTGACTCACATCCTCCAGAACTGGCAACAGAATGCACCAGCGGGGATGGAAGAGAGGATACTTGGGGATACTGGGGACCCAATCTTTCCAGAAGGTCTGTCACCAGAAGATATTGCTGGCAACTATGATAACTACACCACACTGGAGGCTACTGGTGGTAGCAAGCAGATGGAAATGCAGATTGCAGCCATGATATATGAGGCATTCATGCAGAACCCACTTACCCAGAGCAATCCAGCCTACATCTGGCAGGTTAGTGCTGATGCATTGAGGGCTGCAGGAAAGGTGGAAGTGGAAAGGTACATTGGTCCTAAGCCTAAGCTCCCCTTGGACATTGCAAAAGGTGTGAATGAAGAGAACATGCTTCTGCTACAGAACAGACAAGTTAAGGTTAGCCCAATGGACAATGTTATGGAACATGTACTTGGGCATATGTACTTTAGGGAGTCACCCCAAGGAATGAGTATGACACCTGAAGCCCTGCAGAAGCTGGATGCCCACATTCAAGAAACAAAGATGCAATTGCTTCAGGCAATGCAACAACAAGCATCTGTTGTCCCAGAGACGGTGGAGATGACAGGAGCTGAAGGAGGTCAAGGTGGCACAGTTGGACCAGCTCAGGGAACTCCTGGGGTCGGAAGTGTGGAGAATGCTGGAGCACAGACTCAACCAGGAGGCCCAGCGGGCGCAGGACCAGGTACTAACATGCCTGGACAAGGGGGAATACAAGGAGTCCCATCAGGCATCGGGCCTGGTCAGGGCTTATAAAATCTGTCTCACTTTACCACAACAGATGGTAAGGGAAATGGAGAAAGGGAAAGAAAATGGAAGCACCAGTCAGTAATGAGAATACGGTAGTTAAGGAACAGCCAAAAGTTGCAGCACAGCCAGCGGTTTCGTCAGCACAGCCGTTGAAAGCAGAACAGCCTTTATCTGATAAAGACGCTTTGAAAGCTTCGGTTGACACGCCCCCCGTTTCCTCGGCGCCTCCCGTTGTAGACGCACAGCCGAAAGCCGTTGAAAGCACGCCCGCCGTTGAAGAGACGGAAGCTGAGAAACTAGCTAACCAGCGAAAACTTGCCAGGAGAATTGAAAAGCTGAACCAGAAGGCTTCTCCTCAATCCCAACCTGCAGCAGTGGATACTGGTGATGAGGTTACGGATGACCAAGTCAAAGCTCTCATTGAGGAAGGTCGTACATTTGAGGCAATCAAATTAGTTGAGGATAGGGCTGGTAAGAGAGTTGCTAAACAATTACAACAGCAGATGAGTCAGACCCAGACCAGTCAGCAACAGCAACAAGAGTACAACAGGATTAAGAGTGATAGTAACAAAAAGGTGTGGGAGAAGTACCCAGAGGTGCTAGCCATTGATGAGTTGGCAATGGGAGGTAAAGTAGAGGAGGCACAGAAGTTAGCAAAGGACACTCCAATCTACAAGGCACTGGGAGAGGTATATGAAGAGAAACCACACTTGCAATATTTGGCTGATGGTGCAGAAATTGCACTTGAGATAGCTGAGCGTAGGCTTGGCATTGTGGAAGGCACCAAGAAGGCAAAGGCAGAAGGAGTCAAACAGGAGGCAGCCAGGGCAGCAAATGTTGAAGCTGCGTCTGTGTTGGCGCCAGCTGCCAGTGCAGGTGCCAGCGCACAACCAGCAAAAGCTGTCAATCTCACCAATGATGAGAAGATGGTGGCGAGGAAGATGGGACTCACGGAGGAGGAGTATGGTGCTAATGCGAGTCGGAATCCTGAAGCTCGTGTTAGAGTGGTAGGACAGGATTACTATAAGAAGTACAGTGGTCCAGTCAAAAGGAGAGCCTAATGGGAATATTCCAGAGAGGCATGAATGAGGGAGCATATAGGGGCAACCTAAGTTGTCCCACTTGTGGAAGTCGAGCAATTCGCTACATTGAGAATCTGGGTCCCTTTAGACTTAGGTATAGGTGTAGGAAGTGTGGTCTACCATTTCAGTATGAGACTGGAAGGGACTTAAACATGCATCCGTATGCACCCTTCACAAAGAATAAGTACAGAGAACTTGTGAATGGTGATGTCACCATGAAACAGGTAATCACAGGGAGAAAATCTTAAGGAGATAAGACAATGGCAGCAGAAGGAATGAGATGGCATTACGATATAAACGGAGCGGAACCAATAATCAGGGATATCAGGGTTTATAACTCTGGTGCACTTTTGAAGGGAACTGTCATGTGTGCGGGACCAGTATCTACTGGCAATAATGATGGTTGCATGATTGTGGCTGACTCCAATGTATTGAGTAATATAATTGGAGTACTACAGGAAGACCTTTCAGCAGCTAATTGCTTGGGGGTCATTGCAACCGGTGTTGATTTCTATGGAAAGTGCATAATCAACCCAGGGGCAATATGGCTTGGGAAGTACTCTGAGCATGCAGATGATGATAATGAAAATACTGTAGCAAGTGCTACAGGTGTGTTACTAACAGCTACAATGGTGACTAACCATTATAGGTCATGGGCGTACATCACTGACACTGGTTCCAGCACGGGTGGGTTTGGTAACCTATTCCAGGTTGGTGCTATTAGTGGTACAGCAAGTATTACTGCAGCAACCAGTTTTGCTGCAAATATGGCAGCCAGTACAACCAGTGATACATTCATAGTCATGCCTGCACCTTATGGTGCTGATACGGCAGGATATGGATTTGACCTCTCTGAAGCTACAGGGCAGATAAGTATGCAGTTGCAGGGGTATTCAGGGACTGGGACTGGTGCAATGATGCTAATTGAAAATTACATAACTAGCTCATTGAGACCATTAGAGCCATTGGTTACTGCCCAGCACTCTGGGAATAACTACAAAGGTGAGGACCCTAAGTTCTATGGTGATGTGTGGTTCCCTGAGCACTTACATGCAACTGGGGGAACGGCTTGTGATAGAGTAATAACATAAAGTAGGTAAGGAGTAAGTTATGCCAGCGATTAGCGAAAATTTTGCAGACCTTCTCACTCCAGGTCTACGCAAAATCTTTACAGAACAGTACAATCAAATACCTGAGATGAGGCCTTTGATTTACAATGTTCAAAGCAGTGAGATGAGCTATGAGAAGGATAGTTCAGTTGGAGCGTTCTCCAATATGTCACCCTTCACTGGTACAATCCAATATGATGAGGTGTACCAGGGCTACGATGTCACCTATACCCACCAGGAATTTGCTAAGGGGTTCAAAGTTGAACGTAAATTGTTTGATGATGACCTCTACAATATTATCTCACGCAAGCCTAAAGGATTAGCTCTGGCAGCAGTAAGGACACATGAGTACTACAGTGCACTTCCTTTTAACAGTGCATTCACAGGGTCAGGTACCATCTCTATTGATGGCACAACCATCCTGAGCAATTCAGAAGCTCTATCCCTGTGTAACAGTTCTCATACCAGTACAGCCAGTTCTGACACCCAGTCAAACACTGGCACATCAGCACTCAGCCCATCAGCTATTGAGGCAACAAGAATTGCAATGGCAGGACTGAAGGATGATAGAGGGAACTTGATTTCTGTTCAGCCAGACCTCATTCTGGTGCCCAGGAATCTTGAGGAAACAGCTTGGGAGATAATCTCAAGTAAGGGGAAGGTGGACAGTGCAGAAAATAATGCCAACTTCCATTTCGGCAAGTACAAACTGGCAGTGTGGGACTACCTCACTGACACTAATAACTACTTTGTCATAGACAGTGCGATGGCGAAGATGTTCTTGCAGTGGTTTGATAGAATTCCGCTGGAGTTCTTCCAAGACAAGTCCTTTGATACGCTAATTGCGAAGTATGCAGCGTATGATAGGTTCAGTTTTGGATGGTCGGACTGGAGATGGGTGTACGGCGCGAAAGTTAGTTAAGGAATAGTAATGGGTAAGTACAGGTGAGAGTCCTGTAAGTAGCCCCTCCAGTTCCATCGAGTTCTGGAGGGGGTATTCCAAAAAAGGAGGATTTATGGGTTTAACACATTATCCACATGGTATACTTGCCACTCCGAATTTAGGTGGAGTAGATGGTTACGGTCCAGCACCTGAGTTGTTTAGTGGAAAGACGTACTATGTAAACAATGTTTCTGGAAGTAACAGTAACACTGGGACTGACCCAGACCATCCAGTTGCTCAGATTAACAAGGCAATACAGTTATCTGAGGATGTTAGGAAGGCTAACTGGGGTTCGGCTTCTAGTCCTTACAGGTACAAGACTTGTCGTAACAGAATCTATATAGCTGGTACTGGTGTGTACTATGATGGTATTGACTATTCTACCAATGGTTGTGACCCGCATCACTGCGACATAATTGGTGTTGGAGATAACTCTGAGGCTAATGGTGATGGTCAGGTTCAGATTGGTTCTTCTACCACCAATACTGTGGCTTTGCATACTGCTACAAATACAGGTTCTGGTGAACCTGGTATGTTTGGAACTAGGTGGTATAACTTCAAGTTCCTTGGTGGCGGTGCAAGTAATTATGCAGTAGAGGTTGGTAAGGTTAGGGGTTGTGGTTTCTATAACTGCAACTTTTCTGTAAATGCTAATGCTCTCGGTGGTTTCTTGGCGGATGAAATGTTTGCTGGTACTACGATACAGCATTGTTCATTCAGCTATAATTCATCGGGTACACCTACTTGTTGTCTGAATATCTCAGGTACTGGGACTCATACAGACAACAGGATAGAAGATAATATTTTCTATGGTGCAACTACAGCGTTCATCTCTATTTCTGGTGGACTGACTGCTGGTACTATCATAGCGAATAACTACTTCTTTGGTGTAGCTGCCAATGGCATTGTGGATACTAGCACATACGGATGTATGATTGCTGGTAATTATTTTACCACGCAGACTGGGTATGAAGTATCTAGTACTGTTACTTCTAGTTGTGCTGGTAATTATGTTGCCAATGGTTTCACGGCGGTAAATATATAATTAGTGGGGGGAGGGGTATTACTACCTCCCCCTTCTTTAAGGAGGATTATGGCGAATTTATATACGATTTGTAGGAAATGTTCTGGTTCAGGGATTGCTGTAGTGGGACAGGGACAAGTTGAAAATCCTTGTACAGAATGTGATGGTGCTAAGTATGTACCTAGTACTGAAAAGATAGACCTATCCACAGCAGATGACCAGGCTGAGGTAGCTATTGCGGCACTTGATGTAAAGGTAAATGCACTTCAGACAGATGTTACAAAGTGCTTAAGACGATTGAAGAAGATAATGGATAAACTAGAGATAGGAGATGAATAAATGATTTGTAAAAAATGTGGGATGGAGATACGTCCTGAAGGTGATAATAGTACAGATAATTATTGTTCCTGTGATATAGTAAAGATAGAGAAGGTAGAACCAAAGCAGAAAGTGAAAGGGAACTAACATGGTAGATACCATAAAGCATGGAATTCAAGACACAAATAATGGGGGCAAACTGATAGAGTATGGTATCAGGAAGCCATCCAGTGAGTTTGACCGTAGACCTAATGCTGGAGATGTTCCAGCCACCATCAAGTTCGACAAACAGAAAGGTGCGGGACCTTCTGGCAACAGTGCAACTCAGACTAAGGGTGCAGGGAAGCATAAGTCAATTGGTGGGTCAAGTGCATACACCACAAAGGGTAGCCATGGGAAGTAAGGTTAGTAATTTCAATTTTTGAATTTACTAACTGTAGGAGAAGGCAATGAGTAAAGGGATACCAAAGGAAACCATTCCAGAGGGATTCACAGAAGAGACCAAGGCACCTCCCATTGGATTTGTGGATGTACACCCAGGCCCAAATGCTGGAGGCACCTTCAAAGGGAAGGACAGTGTGCCTTGGGCAGGCAGTGATGGACTGGAGAGTGAATACTTCAGGTGCAAACAGTGTGGATTTGTGAACAATAGGAAGAGAAACACTCCTGGTTCTGGATGGGGGAATGACACCAACTCTGCAATCACCACACTGGCTGGAGGTACTGCAGTTGCCAGAGACCCAGACTCAAGTGCTGGGTGCCCCCTCTGTAACTCAAGTGCAGCGGAGGCAGAATGAGCCAGCGTCAGTATCAGGACTTTGAGGTTAGTCAGCAGGAAAAGAAGTCACAGACCACAAGAATTGTGGATAGAAGGGGCAATGACATCAAGCTCACTGACAGACAGAAGAATGAGATTTATAGGAAGGCAAGGGACATGAAGGAGAAATTGAGGGATGGTATGTGCACCAAGAATGAATGTTGGGCACCTACTGACAGGAATGTGAACAAGATGCTGAAGGGTGAGTTCAAGCTTGCACCACAGGTAGAGTTATACAAGAAGAGCATGCAAGCAATTGGTGCTGACCCAAAAGATGTGAGCACAGAGAGGTTAAGGAGGAGATAGTATGCCTGCAGCAACAGTAACTAAGACTGAGTATGGATTTAGTGTGACAGGTGGAACAGCTGCCACTACTATAAATGCTGACAAATTGTGGGTGAAGAGATTGGCGTTTGCTGGAAGTGCTATTGATAAACTTGCAACCCTAACTAGCGACCCTTACCCAGGTGCAGCTGTTAGTTGTGGGAAGTTCAAAGTGGCAGATGGTACATCAGGGGACTTGGATGTTGCTACCAATAGTATTTACTTTGGAGACAGAGGGGTACCATTCAATAATCTTACTGTTACCATGGATAGTACAACAAGTATACTTTATGTTTACTTAACGAGGTGATGATATGGCTGACATGACACAAACAGAATGGGGATATGTGGTGGGAGGTACAGATACGGATGCGAAGACAGTTAGCACTGGGAAGTTATGGGTGAAATGTATAGCATTTGCAGGGAATGCTGCTGATGCAATAGCAACCATTACCAGCAAACCAAGTGTAGACACAGGTACGGATGTATCTTGTATGAAGTTTAAGGTAGCAGGGGGGAGTTCCTCAGATTTAGACATTGCTGCCAATAACATTTTCTTTGGTGATGCTGGCATTCCATTGAACTATCCCATCGTTACTCTAAGTCACGCTGATAGTAGACTATACATCTACTTAACAGTTTAGGAGTTCACTGTGCTATTCTCAAGACTCCATGGAACTGCAACCACCTCAAGTGGAAGTTGGTCAATCAATACACCAAAGTACTCTATTGGCTTCCTTCTTCAAGTCATTATTGAGCCTACCACTTCCACCAACATCTATGACTTCTCTATAACTGATGAGTATGGGTTCACAGTACTCCCAACCCATGAGTTCGACACAGTTGCCATTGAGGGAGTAATGAACTTGAATAAGTTAGAGATACCATTGGTGGGTATCTATACATTGTCCATTAGTAATGCTACAGTAGATGAAGCAATAGAGTATGAACTAATAGTACAGGAGGTCTAGTATGTTTCCAGCAATTAAGAGAGCAATCCTAACACCCTTCATTAACCATCGCAGGAAAGTCACACTGTTAAAGAGTATGAGAACTCCCATTGAGATAATTAACCAATCTAACCACTTCCATGCACAAGCATTGGAATGGGAGAAGAAAGGTAAGAAGGATACTGCTAAAGAGTTGCAAGTTATGGCAGATACACTAAGGTGGGTATTGAGGATAGAGAGCAATGCCAATTCCAAGTGAAGGTTCTCATGTTATGGATGTTGCCAGTGCCACCACAACCTACGAGGGATGGGCAAAGAGGAAGGGTGCAAGTACTGGAACCTCCGTTTGGAAGATGAGATTGATAACCTATAATGCAAGTGGAGATATGACTTCCATAACTTGGGCAGATGGTGATGAACTGTACAACAATGAATGGGATAATAGAGCAACAACGGTGGCTTATTCATGAGTAAATATAAGTACAATCCTTTCACTAATAAACTTGATGATGTGGGACTGGATACTACAGCTGGAGACTTGCGTTATTGGACACTTGCCACCGCCCAAACAGGTCTCACAGGCGATAAGACAGGGTCGTTCTCAATAGATACAACAGGAAAGGGAATTTTTGGTGCGACCGATACCAATGGAGCCGTTAATGCACTTATATCGGGCGGCGGCGTAGGGATGAGTATTCAAAATCTTCCAGCTGAACCAACAGGTAGTGGAGTATATTTTAGTATAGAGGATGGAATAGCTCAGGTAAGTTTTGGGATTTCTCAAATAAGTGATGCAAGTTGGTTTAGTTATAATAATACTCACTTTACATTTTACAGTCAGGCTCTTAATGGAGGAGATGGAGGTAATGCTTTAGACATAAACTCTACAACCAAGATATTCGACTTTCAGGATTTTGCTCTCACCACCACAGGCACAGGGACATTTAATTCCGTAATAATTCCTACCGTCTTTACCGCAATGACCGAACCTACAGGATTTGTAGATAGAACTGCAACATTAAGTTTTGTGGATGCTACGAGAGTGTTTACCATCACAGGCAATCACGATATTTATATTAATGGAGTTAAGACTTCTAAGACTACCGCCTCAATCACAATAGATGACGCAACAGGAATGAATTGGATTTATTACAATGCTTCTGGGGTCTTGTCTCAGGCAACTTCTATTCCTTCCTTTGCCTTACCCCTAATAGCCACACTTTATTATAACACAGTTACCGACAAAGGTCTTTTAGGTGAGGAACGCCACGGAATTAAGATGGACGGGGATACTCATCATCTTTTACATAATACCGTAGGTGTAAGATACGAAAGTGGTTTAGCAGGAACTTTCGCCGATACTACTTTCTCGGTTGCTTTAGGCGTGATAGACGATGAGGATTTGGAACATTCCATTACACCAGCAAAGACGACCTGTAATGTCCTATACAAAGACGGTGCAGCAGATTTTAAATGGCTTGCAGGACAAACAGTTTATTATTATACCTCTGGGGGAAACCTTTACTATAATAATGGAAATACTTTAACCGTTATGGACTCCAATAAATATATGGCGGTATGGATATTCGCCACTAACGACACCTCTACTCCTATAGTTTCGTTAATAGGTCAAAGACAAGATACTACAATCGCTGATGCAAGGACGAATAATAAATATGAAAGTTTAACTCTTGGAACTTTACCGTTTCAGGAGATGAAACTACTTTACAGGGTTATTTTAAGAAATGACCTAACGCCTTATGAGGAAGCACAGGACTTACGAAATATCTCTAATTTACCAGCAGGAACTTATGTCGCTACCGACCACGGAGTTTTAACGGGTCTTACAGATGATGACCACTCACAATATTGGCTATCGGGTGTATCTGGTAGAACTGATAATTATGAAACAAGTGGCACTCTCGGGGCAGGGGCAATAACAGGGACTTCGTTCATTATTGGAGCGAATACTCTTAACACTACCGAATGGGCTTTTCTTGATGGTCAAGACCAATCAGTATTTTCTACTTCAAGCCCGACTTTTAATGCTTTAACTGTAACAACTACGATAAATGGTGGCACACTCTATTCTGATACTACCGACCAAAGCCTTAAGGTAGGCTATCAAGCAG